TATTTTTTTATTTTTTTTGATATATAAATTATAAGGGAGATAAGATATCTGGGTCTATTGGAGGTCTAGGGGGCACGGGAGTTATAGTCATTGTAGCATCAAAGCTCTTAGTCCCAGCCGTGGTAGTAGAGGTTAGGGTTACTTTTTGGCTAGCTCTATTTATAGTTGGAATAACCTTGATTCCATTAACTAAACCAGCGCGTAACTTTTTTCTAATTTCTTTGAAGTTCTCTAATCTAACTAATCTATTAAACTCAGGGAACGTCAATCTGTTATAAACCTCATACTCAGTTATAGTTTGCCCAGCACCGTCAACATTTAAATAGTAAGCAGAGTCTAGGCTCTCTATTGTTTCTTTTAGCACTCTTAATCCTGTCTTTTTTCTAGATGGAGTAAAAGTTTTCGCAGGTAAAGTAGTGATACCAGTCTTGTATCCTGTCTGGAATACTTCGTCTGTTGTATTTAATTTCATGATTCTAGTTTGGGGATCAGTCTCACCATACACGTTTACAGCCTGAGTTCCGTTAGTGGTCATGGTCACAAACTTATTAAGATTTGCTACAGTAAACTCTGGAGTTATTGAAGATCTAAATCTAGACTTTCTAACAACAGATCCAGAAGGTTCTAGAACCGTAATCTGAGACTTGCCATTGAATAAATTATAATCAGGTCTATTGGTTGGATAAACTAAAACATACCAAGGTATTTGTCTAGTTAATAGAGGTACTGTTTTGTTTTCTTTTAATGAATCAAATGTTATATCTGTCTGAGTTAGATATACTGAAGAAGTTTGTTCTATGTAATCTAACATTAAATCTTCATCGTCTAAAACAAACACTCTGTGATTAACTTTGTATTTTATATATTCGTTTATTTCGTCGATGCCACTAGAGGTTTTACTGTCCATTAGATCATATCTAACTCTCGTATTCTTTAACAAGAAAGAACCAGTATCGCTTGGGAGCGATTCAAGAGAACTTAGAATAACTTTTAATACATAAAAGTTTTCTCTACTAGAAGATAAGGAATAGTTATACTCTAAGCCAGAGGCTATTGGAGCACTAACTTCTAAAGTTCTGTAAATATCTCCCCCTAATAGGGTTACAGCCTTTTGTCTTACATCTTCTGATATTATAAATGCATGATCTTTTTCTGACTGTGTATAGAACCTGTTCATGGTTCCACTTACATCGATGTTAAAATATTCTCCATCTTCTAAAGCATAGGAAGAATTACTTATAAAAGTATCATCATCTCTTATATAATATTTCTTTAATGATCCATCAACCTCAATTAAAAAGTTTCGATCTACATCCGAAGATAAAGTTTTCCAGTTAGGAAGCACAACTGACATTTTCCCATTTGACGCTTCTGGATCAAGTGGGAACATATTTTTTTCTATAAATGAAAGGGCTGCTATTTCATTTACTCTATCGTCTAAACTATTTTTAAATGTTACTGAAGCCCTTCGCTCACTGTCAACAGCTAATGACTCCAGCATACCTAAAGTTATTTGATGCAGAGTTCCGTCAATTATTCTACTTCCTATTAGATTAAATACTTGAGATTTACTCAAGACACTACCATCGTAGTTTCTTATTCTATCTAATATTTTTATAACTTCAGGCTTAAGACTTCTATATAAAGCAACTTCTGTAATGCTATTAGCAGCCTTGGTGCTCCAAAAAGAAGTATCTAAAGTATGTTTTAATACATAATGAATATTTCTATCTATGAATGGCGCTAGAACTTCAGAATACCCCACATCATTTTTAATAAGACCAGCATCTGCTGGAAATACATCAAGAAATGCTTTAGGATCTTGGGCACCTGCTGGGAACTTGTGAACTATGGAAGCTGCAACTGAAGGATCTGTAAGATCAATTTCTCCATATCTCAAAGAGTTTACTAGATTATAATCTGTTCTAGTATCAGAGCGGCTTACTACTCCTAATCCTGAGGATAGTCCTTTGTTGCTTACAGAAGGATTTGTATCCTTAATAGACAGAGTTGATAACTTTGAGCTAAGAGCTTTGTTGGTTACAAGACCTCGACCAGATTCTCTGGGTCTAGAGCTACCAGATTTAACTCCTCTAGAGTTTTGAGATTGTATGGTAGGATCCGTTAATCCTCCTCCAGAGGAACCTCCTTGTAATGCTCCTAAATTTGAAATAGGTACAAAAATACGAGCAGTGTAATAATCAAAAGCTATTTGAGAAGCTGCTTGACAGTTGTGATTTAAATCTCCTACGGCAGGTATTATAGTATAATTCGTTAATCCATTATTCTTTATGAAACTGTTAACTTCATTATTTAAATTATTTTGATTTTGTGCTTGCCAACTAGGATTATTTGTTACGTCACTACAAACTTTTTCAAAAGCAACTATGTATAATCTACCCACCAACGGCTGTCCAAAATCGTTTGTTCCATATGTATAATTATTTACTACCTCATCATAATCAGCGTTTCTAATTAAACTAAATCCGTAAGTGGTTGGTGGAGGTGGCACTGTTGGAATAAATGCAGCGACTCTGTAGAGATACGTTTGATTTGTGTTTAAAGCGTTACAAGGACTTCCTATAGACCCAGTAGTAGATAATCCCCCAGCAGTAACAGACTCAATCAAAGTCCAATTTGTGGTTCCTAAGTCTTGATTAATTTTAGATACTACTAAGTTTCGGTTATTAGTAATAGTTTGGGATAATGATAAAGATGCTATTATCTGACAAGTTTGAGAGAATGTATAGAAATACAAGTCTCCATTCTGTCCTTGATATGTATAAGATATTCTATTAGATTTTATAGGAACAAATGTAGTAGGAACTAGTGTTATTTGTGTTGTGGTATTTGTGCTGTTATCGGGGAATATTGGAGTTCCAGTATCTGTAGACGGAGGTGGGGGAGGAGGTGGTGGAGGAGGGGGAGGTGGATCGATAATATCCACGGTACTCCCCCAAGTAAAGTCGGGGATATTTACTGGACCTATTCCGGGAAGAAAGGTTCCGCATTCAAATGTCTTTACTAATGGCAATTAACTTTCCTTTAAAGTTATTGTTGGATTAGTGCTGTTAAGATTTCCGTATAAGAAATTCTTATCTGCTAATGGTACACCCTCTAGTGACCACATCACTGTTGGATATGTGCATATTCCTATTCTAGGATTTCCGGCATATCCTAAACTGTCCACTGGAGTTTGAGCATTTGTATAAAGGATATCATCTACAGGAACCACAAATGCTGAGTATTTATTAAGTCCTCTATTTGAAATGCTTACATTAATACTATAGTTATTTTTTTTACCAGCAACATTAACTGTTTGTGTAGTGATCACAGAACCTGCTGGGTAATTTTTGAATCTATCTCCACTGGTTTCATTTACTATTCTAGGCCAAGCTACATAAATAGTAAAACTATCAAAACCCTTTTCTACCCAAACTCCTTGATACTTACCTAAGCTACCAGTAGCTGGTAAACAATTTAACAAATCAACGTGTACTTTATAGTCAGCTAACCACGTTGGTCTTACAAAATTAATTTTTTTACTAACAAAATTAAATTGTTTCTCGTAGCTAGAATCACCGAATGGGAATGATTGAAACTCAGGAGGGACTGACCCATCAATAGCTAAACCTGAAGTTCCTACGCTACCAATTTTACTTCCTGCGACTACACCACCAATAAAAGTATTCATGTAATCATTTACATAAGCTCCTTTATCTTGGATATCTTGCAAAACACACCATCTAGATAAGTCCCAGTCTGGGTAGTCTGGAATGTTAATGCCAGCAGCAACAGATCCAAAGCCGTATCTAACTGCTATATAATTTGAAATATATTCTTTACTATCATTAGTATTTATATTATCGGGAGCAAATCTTCTTTGGTAGAAACTATAGAGAGCACCTTCTGGTCCAAAATTAAATCCACCAAAAACATATCCTGTAGCTAATGTATTTGTCCCCTGTATTGGGCCTGTTATTGTTGTTGAAATTTGAGTAATTCTACCAAGCAAATCATCGTATGCTTTTTTTATCTCTAAATCCATTTGAGCTTTTCCTACAGCAGGATTAGCTAAAGATAATTGTGGAAACGCACCAGCAATACCAGCACGTTCATTGTAACTTAGTTCCGCAGTTCTAAAGAACGGTCTTATGTCTACAACGTCTATAGGTAGTACAACTTGAGAATCATTAGACACAAAAACGTAAGCTACTGGTAGGATAGATTGTCCTACTAACTCATAAGCATTATCCTCTAATCTTTCTGAGATTAGAGGAGCTAGATTTAGGAGGTCATCTGGGCTTGGAAAGCTTCCTCTTATTGGATAAAATATATCATTAGCCGAAGTTGAGTTAAATCCCATACTATCATTGTTCTGATCAGAAGGATGAGCTAGGATGGAATTATTTGATTGAACTAGATACTCAGTTGTAAAATTGTTGGTAGGAGCTAGGTTTACTTTAATTCCTGCACCACGAACAATTCCTAGTGTTGGTTTTGTTATAGCTGTAACACCATTAGTTTGAAGTAGGTTTACAGAACTCATATCTATTGGTTTGCTATAGATAAACACCAAATCTATTCTTTGAGTAACCCCATCAACTGAAGTTTCCAAGCCATCTGAATCAGTATAAGTAAAATCATCTACGTCAAATCTAGGGACTTCCACAGTTAATTCATCATCCACATCAACTATGGCTAATCGTGAAATACCTCTCCAAGCTTTTATAAAGTAGTTTTCTGTCTTTGGAAGTTTAGCAAATCCATTATCTTCGTTAGTAGTCTCATAGGTGGGTAACACTATAGAAGCAGCAGAGGATCCTTGAGCTTTGGCCCACAATAGTGCTTGAGTTATTATGAATGGAGAAAAGGATGCTCCTCCTCCGGGAATGTTTTCATCGTAACTACCATACTGTAAAAGTGTGCTTCCTACTTTTATGTTTACTCCAGATATGTCTATTGGAGTGTCAGAGTTAACTACAGGCCAAGTGAAAGCTCTTTCAGCTAGACCGTTCATTCCTATGGCATCTTGGGCTAGGCTGGTTTTAAACGTATCTAAGGCAGCTTCTAATATAGCGTTTTTTCCATTTGGAAAGTTTCCGGGATTTGGCAAAGCAGCATCCCATGCATCAACATCTCCAATAGATTGTCCCATAACTTTTCTAAGATAAGCCAAGGGTTTTCTTGTGGAGGCATCATTAATTCTAGCAGTATATCTTCCGGGCTTTACTCTGATTACTCTATCTGATCCATTAGCATAGGGACGTAGCTCATCAATGTCTACTCTTTTTACGGAAGAGATCTTATTAGTTATTTCTTTTCTAATTTGATCTTTCAACCATAAACAGTTTTCTTGAAGTTGTTTTAATGGAATATTATCAACTTCAAAATAGTAGGGATCGTTCGCTTTGAAGAAGCGAATTGGATCTGTGAATCTGTAGGTGCTATCCTGATATATTTTTTCAGCCATTAGTTATCTCTCGAAAGATCAAAGATTGAAGCGGATTTAAATCCTATACTTCCAGAAACATTTCCTATATAAGATTCTGCTTGTATTGAACTATTACCTCTTGATGAATAGACAGTAACCTTCTTAGGTCTACCTGCTAATCCCACGCTAGCATTTTGTGCATTAGCAAAAGCTCTAGCAGCAGACTCATCAAGCATACACTGAGTTGGATTTTCTTCTAACATCTCTGAACAATAATAGAATCCAGATGTCCATAAAGAATCAGGAATTCCATTTGAGTTAGAATCGTGACTAAACTTAAGGAGATCTGGATAGCTTCCGCTTGCATTAGCTGCTCCAGTAGGAACAACAGCAGATAAAGGTCCAGAGCAGTTATAGCCTTGTGCAAATACTTGATAAGCAACTCCTACCACACCAGAGAAGGATCCTCCTGTTGCATACGGGAAAGATCCTTTAAAGAATCCTCCTCTATCATTTTGTAAAATCCTTGCACTTGGTTTAGGCGACCAATAAATTCTAAATGGTCCTGTATTAGCGTAAGAACCTAATACTCCTATTGGATATCTTGTTGAATCGTTGTAGTTGATGCCAGCAGAACCTAGTGCCCTTAGTGTTGCTGTGTTTAGTGTTCCAGAGAACGTATAGAATGCATTGAAGGGATTGTTTATAGTAAGACCTGATGGAAGTATCCACACCGAGCTTCCTGCACCAAATACATCCAGAATACTGAGTGATCCTGTATCAGGTGTGCCAGCAGGAGCACCAGAGGCCGGGACCACGCTCGTAGTGCTTATACCATTAACTGAGGAAACCCAAATGGCGCTAGGACCGTGGTACTTAGAGTCAACAGGGTGTGTTCCGCTTATTGAAAGGAATGAAGCATTCAATCTTGAGGTATCTGCTATATTCCATATCATAAATCTATCGCATTCACTTCCACTGGTAGTGTAAATTAATCCATCTAATGGAGATGAGTTTGTTCCCACAGGGAAGTGAACATTCTTAACATTGACAACACTATCTTCTGTAGCTCTTACACAAACTCCACCTTGAGTTATTTTTGATCTCTTAGTAAAGTCTGTAGTATTATTTAATGGATTATCAACTACAAAATATTGAAGAAGTCCATTCTGAGCAGTAAATGTTGCATAAGTTGGAGTTATTGCTGTTGGTGCTGTAAATTGTAGTCCTAGTGAATTTTCTATCTGGTCAAGATAGAAATGTTCTATCGCAGTGGTATCTTGTGGGTTTGGATAGAATTGTAAGCATCCAGAGGAAGTGTAAGAGCTAATGTCAAGAGTATCGACTGGATAATCTATTCCAAATCCTAGGAAAGTTTGTCCGTTAGAAGTTCTACCCCAGTTGCTAGGGAAAGCACCCAAATCATTTATATTTATAACAGAGTTTTTATTTGCTACAAGACAGGCTCTGGTAGAATGAAGTTCTACAGCCGTATGGTTTTCACCTTCTCCTAAATTAAATCCACTAACCTCTGGTGCGAATGAATCTCTAACTCTAGGAGGTTCTATGTTTAGGACTGAATTATTCTCCACTAGAACATCAACACCAAATTGAGCTATGGCTGTTGGTCCATGTATATTTATTTTAGAATTATTGTCGGCATACAATCCTGCCATCTTGGTTTGGTTCGTTATTCCAGAAGGACCATACACGAAAGTGCATCCTGTCTTACTACCAAATAAACTAGCTTTTGAAGAGTTTGTAACTTTCAAAGCTCTGCCGTAAGAGGCTGCATTAGCTATTGTATCTGTTATGGCATCTACACCAATATTGGCATGAAGCAAATCAATCATTGATCCTTGATCAACCGAGATTGCAGGTAGATTAGCTTTGCTAGCTTCTCCCCAATTAATAACTCCGTGAGCTATATTAAATTTACTATTTCCATAAAGTGATGGAATGTTATTTTTTCTAGCAAATCCAAAGTAACTATTATTTAATAAGTTTATGTGTTGACCGTTTCTTAAGAAATCTAGTTGTACTCTGGTATCCTGCCCTGCTTGAGTTGGACCAGCAGAAGAATCCCATATGAATGTAGAATTCTTTCCTATCAATCCTTCATTATTATGAAGCTCTACACAAAGCTCTTCAAATCTAAAAGTAGATCCTTCAGCGTCGATTCCTGTGTTGTTACAGAATACGTCTATTAAACCTTTAGTCTGTAAAACTGAGTTTTGTAATATAATTCCAAATCCCGTATTAAGTTCAGTGCTTAACACGCTACAAGAAGAGGCTTGAATATTTGAAGATCTACTAAGTCCTCCATTTAATTTAGAGTTTTCTAAAACAAATCCAGCATGATTTTTAGATGATTTAAATACTGCATCCGCATTAGAGGCTCCAGTATCTCCAACTGTCGTGGATCCTAATGAAGTTGGATTAGAGCTTAAAGTTACATCACTATTTATGATGTGAAATCCATAACCAGTTTGTGCTTGTCTAGTAGTTGTAGATGTTAGTTTATAATTTCTATAAGAAAAAGCGGATCTAGATAATATAACTCTTGAGTTATTAAATTTAAATCCTGCTTCTTGGCATCTAGCAGCAGCACAATTTTCTAATACTACATCTGAGTTTACTATTTCAATACCGTTTACTGTAGAACCTTTTCCGTTTACAAAGAAATTTCTAATGTAGATAGGTCCATCACAGTTTTTAACCGATATCTTAGTTACTGTATTAGTATAGATATTTCCAGTTAGTGGACTTCCATTAGCATCTATGTTTCTTCTTTGTGCTTGTGGAAATATTGCATTTGTAGATTGTCTAAATGCACTAGTATCTAAAATAAGTAAAGTTGAATCCAATGTAATTCCTGTAACTTCAGGAAAATTGCTATAACAAAAGGCATTTGCAGTTAGGTCATATACAGAACTTGAATCTATAACTGAATAAAGGATACCTTTTCTTGTTTCGTGAGAGACTGTAAATGCTGCTGCACCTCCATTCTGTAGTCTTATATCTGTTGTAGAACTTAAAACTTTAGTAGATATATTTAAACAAGAGGCATCTATTAAGGTATTTGTTAAATCGACAGAGGATAAATAACTTGGGGTAGCGTTAAATTCATTGAATTCTGGTGAAATATCTCTACCTGCATTTATAGAAGATGCTGCTAATGCTCTACCGAAACCTCTATTGATGATTTCAATCGATCCATTTTCTTCTATTCTAAAATTATGTAATTCAAGCTTTCCTAAATCACCGAAGCTACCTACTTCAATTAGTACAGGGAATCTAACGATCTTTGGAATGGCGGCAATACAAGAACTAAGTGTAGTAAACACATTTCTATTAGCAGCAAGAACGGATGCAGGAGCATCAGCAGAGACTGTTAGTGCTAATCCGGGAACATTTGCTGAAGTAGCAAATCCATTCTGTTCCCATAGCTCGTATGTTCGCTCCTCTAGATCGTAAAGAGGTAGGTTATCTTGTTCCCAATTGTAGAAAGAACTAGTATCATACTTGGAAACATAAGGAGTCCAAGCGTTATAAAGTTTTACGCTACCGCTACTTGTGTAAATATCGTTTCTATTAAATGGCATTTTAGAAGTTCAGGGTCCATCTGAAGATGAGACTAAAATCACTAGTCTTTCGTATATTGCTAAATGTTCTGTAACAAACTAGGATAGGTCTTGGAGAAGCGTTCCCTGTAGGATTCTTCATAAACATTCCTATCTCATTTAAGTTTAAGGTCTGTCCACTTCTGGAAAGATTATTACAAGCATTTTCATCTAGCACTAAAGTGTACCGTACCGAGGCGTTACCTACTCTAGTTATTTTATGTTTAGGAATTAATGCAAATAATCTATTAGAGGTTACATTGGTTCCAGTAAGCTGATCCCTAGTGTCTAGATATAGATTACTATTAGTTCCGTATTCAGTTCCAGTCAACGCTCCAGAAAGTTGAAATATAGAACTAGTAACCCCTCCTGTGGGAGGCCCAGAAACTCCGACTTGGAATCTGTCTATTTGATAATCTAATATACTTCTAGATCCAGATGCAGTAAAAAGATAGGAAAGACCCACCCCCATTCCTGATACTATAATATTGGAATCATCCAATAGGACTTCTTCAGTACCATCCTTCATTCTTTTTACGATTGAAAGATGCCCTGTTATTCCTAATACAGAATTTTTATCTTTTTCTCTCATCTCTTTATTATATAGTTATAATTTATGTTTAACTAAAATTAGTCTCGTTGAAGATAGTCCATCTAAAGATTAAGCTAAAATCATCAGTCTTTTTAATTTGATTAAAAGTCTTATAGCAAACTAACACAGGGCTATCTAACTCATAGTTACCAGTAGGATTCCTCATGAGCATACCTATCTCATTAATATAAACCTCTTTACCGTTCCTCTTTATATTATTACAAGACTCCTCATCTAGAACTAGGATATATTCTACACAGGTGCTAGAGTCGTATCTTTTAACTCGGTGTCTAGGAATTATAACTGATGGTAAAATTTTTATTGTGGTGTTTGTTATCTGCTGGGCGAACTCTATCACATTATTACTACCAGCCCCATATTCTGATATGGATGTTAATGGGCCATAGAGTTCGGAAAGAGAGCTTACTATACCAGTAGTAGGACCAGAAACCCCTACCTGAAATCTGTCTATCAAGTAATCATCAACATCGTCTGACCCATCACCAGTAAAAGCATGGGATAGACCAAAACCCATGCCAGAGACTATCATATTTTTGTCATCAACTAAAACAGTCTCTGTTCCGTCTTTGGCCTTTTTAATTATTTGTAAATGACCATGAAGATTAATGTTGTCGGATAATAAATTCATAGGAATCTAAGTCTCCATTTTATTGACAACTGAGTATTATTAAGATCACCGTTGAAGCCCTCTATGAATCCTAAGTTTTTACTTAATCCTTTTCTACAAAATAATTTATATTTTCTTGGATTATTTACTCTTGTAAAAGCGAAAGGAGGACGGTTGCCACTCTGTAGAGACTTATTCATATCTATAGTCCAAAGACCTAAGTGATAAATCCCTCCATACATATTTGCAAATCCAACGTCACCTGAAGCTAGTGCTACAGAATATTCTATAACTCCATTTGAAGAAAAGCTAGAATTAGCGGACATACAAAGTCCACTGGCTGTGCTGCTCATGGAGTATCCCACTCTAGGCACACTAGACATAACTAAATTAACGAATCCAGAAACATCCATTGAGCTTGCTGCATTAAAGAAGCCTCCTACTACCTCAACTCCAGCAGCTTGAATATAGGGATTAGCCTCACTAGAACTTCCTCTCCTAACATAAAATTTATTATATCTAGAGCCAGTTGGGAGAACTCCGCTACCATCAGGGAAACACCCTAGTAATGATGCTACAGCCACAGCAGACGTAGTGGAACTAAAAACAGTATTTTGTACCATGCTACTGAAAATAGAAGACGGCATAAAATTAGTTAACTGTCCATTAGGAGGGAACACAGAACTGACGAAGTATCCACCAACTTTAGCGTTCATGGCTATATTTGGTTCTAATACAGTAAGTGCTGGATCTGGTGCTACGGGCAAACCTACCTTTGGAGGAATAACAAAATCTCCAGCTAACGTATAATTTTCTATAGAAGATACAAAGGTAACGACAGGTACGACTCCGCTAGTGGCTAGCCTATTCACAAAGAATGGGATTAATGCTTCTTTCGTAGCATCCATCGCATGAGCGTTGGCATTAAACGCATCTTTACCTGTTCCAAAAGATATTGCTTGAATTATATAATTTGACGCATCTAGAATTGCTGAAGTGGAAGTATTCTGAATTCCAGATAGCGAAGGAGATACGGTCATAATATCAGCTAATAGCTCACCAGCACCATCAACAATCATGTTGGGTTCTTTGAATAATAGCTCATCGCCATTCCAGATCTCTACTTCGCCTCTCATCAGTTATCAAACTCCACAGTTGTATAGTTATTATAGGTGGCGGCTTTAGTATTAGGAACCCAGTCTGGGCTTATTCTGTAATTTAGTCTACTGCCACCACTAAGCTCAAGCACCCCAGATGTTATAGTAGCATTTCTAGATGCTAGGTTAGTATAATATTCTCCAGTATTCTGTCCTATTAGACCAGTGAAAAACTTTAATGTATCTAGTAGTTGATCTTTTGTTAGATAAAGTTTATCTTCTTTGACAAATTTCTTTAAAGGAATTCCATCAGTTTCAGTCCCATATCCAGTTCCAATACCTGCATTATCCAATAGGGTTAGATCATATAATTCTACTGAATCAATTAAGAGATACTTATTAGCATTATCAGTAGGTATAAAAAACACTTCTACAATATAATTAGTGTTATCTGTATGAACCTGATTAACCTTCTGGTAATCACTGTCCAGTATTGGTAGTACCTGTAGGTACTCGTAATTATTATTTGTAGTGTAATTACGAGTATCGAAACTAACTTCTACTGTTTCTAAATAAGATCTACTTATATTATTTATTGTTCTTGGGTTATCTGTAGGATCGTTTACTTGAATATAAGTATCTAAACACTTATAAGTTGATGATGGATCATAAATTTGTTTAGTAGAGAATGCGTATGTGTGGCATAAGTTGTTTAAAACAGAATCTATAGACAGATCAGTCTCATTAAATCTTTCCCAACGACCTGTCTGTGTCCAAGACCAGAACACTCCACTTTGAGGTTTGGTGTGAATCCAGACTCCTAGTTTTCCTCCACCTAGCACTGGAGATGTTTCCTCCCCTACTGTAGCTAGAACTCTTAATTTAAATTGGTGATCTTTTATTAGATAATTTCTTCTTTCACCGTAAGCTGATAGATCAAATCGTATTCTTGGAAGACCTCCAAAAGACTTGCATTTAATTACTGTATTGTTAACTAAATAATTTTCTTTTCCTTTGATTGCTGTAGAAGGATCTAGATTAAATATAGTAAACGAATTCCTTGATGTTGCTCCAGATATATCACAGAATTCTACTCCACTTAGAATGTGTGGATTTCTAAATTCAGCATTAAAAGCGTTTCCTACAGTGAAGGTTCCACTTAAAGGAATAACACAATCACCTAAGCTACTTGCAATAGATGTTCCAACAGTGCTGGATTTCCAAACTGTGCTCGTACTGATTGAGCTAATGGGATCTAAGGTCTTAGATATGTAAGAAGTTCCGCCAGACCCAGCTAGGGAGAAATTACAATTAAATAATCCATTTCCAAAGACATGAGCAAAGATATTTCCACCAGTCTTATCCTTCTCATCTTGCGTCAATGCGTGCTTTGCAAAATAGATACAATAATCTTTAAATAACTTGTGCAGTCCCGATCCAAAACTAAAGTTCTCGTAATCAGCTAATGAGTTTAAAACAAAACCACTTGCTATCAAAGTGTTGGCTAGGCTTTCCACAGTATTCTTCCAATACTGATCAACTAAATACTCGCTAGAATTATCTTCTATTAATTTAGATGCATAAGATTTAGCCTTCTCGGTAAATAGTTCATGCATCGTAATATAGATTTCAGGAATCTGACCTCTATCAATATATCTAGAAGTTCTAGATCCCTCTTCTGGCATCTTAGCGTTAGATCCTAGAGTATAAAGACCTCTGTATGGGAACGTCGAGCTTGTAAATATTCCTGAGAACTGTCTTTGAGAACTTAAGTCTTCACAAAAATGCCAGACTCCAGATGGATTAACTGGGTCAACTATCGGATGGAACTTACCTGCTGAAGCGACATACCCTAACGTAAGTTCACCTAGGGATGATGCTAAAGATCTCTCAAGAACTGAGGTATCAAAACTTACAGGTCCATTAAATCCAGTTCTATCATAATAGCTTTCTCTAGGAAGTAAGTATTTAAAGTTTCTTCTTCTAAGATCTCTTCTTGGAGCAGTTAGAACCGCTTGTGTTGAAGATACTAAACTATCAAGAATTTGATCAACTCTATCTCTCTTGAATGTATTCAATCCTCCTCGACCACTATCAGATCCTAGAGACGCACTATCACCCCCTCCTCCAGCAAACGACATGGCAACCCCGCTAAACTGATAACCAGCTAAAACAGAAGATTGAGTATATCCAGTTCTTAGATCGTCTTGATCTAATTCGATGTAATCATATTCAGTGCTTGATATCGTAAATGTTTCATCAGCATATCTACCAGTCACATTCATTCTTAGTATCGCGTGCGCTGGTGAGAATTCTTTTATTGTTCTTGACGCTTGATAAAGCGCGTCTTTGCCATCGCTTTCTAACGTAGTCTTTCCAAAATCAAAATCAGAATCTTCAAATCCTACAAATAAGTGAGAAGACTTACCATTCCAAAGACTTAGTATGTTCTTATCATATGCAGTAATGTTGTTCATTACTTCATCGAAGTTAGGAGGAGTCTTTCTTTCAGAGAAAAACATTAGCCATTCATTTAGAACAGATAGATCTGTAGTATTTGATACAGCGTTTTCTATTAAGAATGATTTAAGCTGATCGGCAAATTCTTTTCTAACCTTAAAACACTTTAATCTTTCAACAAGAAAATCTACCATATCAGGTGATATAGTAGAATCCTTATAGTATTTGTACTCTTCAAAAGGAGGTAATGGGTAGTTATTCTTATTTCTGTAATTGAATAAGAAATTAAAATCACCTGTAAACTTTATATAGGTAGGTCTAGATCCAGAGTCTGCGGATCCTAGTCCTGTAAAATAAACTCCTAAACCCAGTGGACCAAATACAGTAGCTGCTTCAAAACTCTTTGATTCATCATTTTCAATAGCAGATCTCTTTAATCCTAAATATTCTCGTCCTCCGAATTCGTACATACGGAAAGAACGCATATTAGGCTCTCCTACAATCGTATACAATTCCTTCTGATTCCCTTGGGAATCCAATAGATAGAATCTAGGTGGATCAAAAGTCTTACCAGCATATAAGAAGTTTTGAGGGAATTGCTTATATAAATCTAATAGGATAGAATCAGTTACTATCTTTAAATTGTCTTCAATATTCCTTGTGCTATATTCATAAACACCTCCCTGCAAAGCTATTGATTTATTCCAAGTATTTAGATTCTTAAACAAGGGTGATTCAGTATACAACGAATACCAAATTAGTTGTGGAAGATAAGATTCCCACAACTCCTGAACTTTACCTTTTAAATCAAATACAGAGTCTATAACTAAAGCATTTATAACTGCTTGAATAGCCTCTAGAGTTCCAGTGCTTTTATAGATATCAACCGCTACACTTAGCTGATGCCTCCACTTAGTGGGTGAACTTCCCTTCAGTTTAAATCCTATTAGATCAGCTATAAGCTCTAGGTGCTCATCTCTAACATTTTGTAAATCATAAATAAGACCTATGTTTTCTATCTGATCAGAAAGGTCTGCCATGCTATAACCTAGCATATTCAAGAACTTTCTTAAAGGTCCTTTAGAACTTCTATCTGTTAGATAATATCTAGTGCTTATGAAATCGTCAAAAGCTTCTTTAACTCTATAGTCTGTTTTGTCTATATATAATGGAGAGTAAACAACGTCAACTAAGGTTTTTAAATTTTCAAGTTTTTGAATTCCGCTAGTGTAGGTTGCTGGAATCCCTGCACTAGGATCCATAATACCATCAGAAGTTCCAGAGATGAAGTTAGTTGGTATGAATCTATCGAAAGAACATACTGAGTTATTTCTCCACAGATACTCAGTCAGTCCCTTAATACCGTCTACAGTATTCAAGGTATTACCTAAGTATAGACTATTTAAAGACTCTAGAACATAACTAGATGGGCTGTATGATAACCCTCCATTAGCTGAAGTATTTAGGAAATAAAACCAACCAAGAGTATCAACTAGGTAATTATGGACGCTGCTGGCATTTACATTTGATGTTAAAGCAGATAATGTAGAAATGTTCTGTTGTAACGCATGAGCCTGTGTCGCAGTCGCTACTCTAATCTTTGGTAATAGATTGGAAGAAAGATACGATACAAATTCAGAGCTAGTATCAAAGTTCGCTAAACTTGTTCCTAAAGGTAATAGAATTTGAGTTTCGAACTCATAAGGAGTTATCTCTGTAAGATCATTTTGTTTTACAAAGTATTGAGATATTCCACTTATATTTCCTAAGTTCTTGGTTTGAGTATTTGGAATTGATGAAATAGATAGAACTGTAGAAATATTGTTAGCTAAGTTTATGTGACAGTTTATGAGTTCCGATACTGGATTAAGCTCAGAGCCACTAAGAGCCAAATCCTCATCGGTATAAATGTCTGGAATTAGTCTTTCCAGAAGCTCAACAAAATTAGTTTTTGTATACCTTCTTGTGTTGGGCTTAAACCTATTTACGTTATTCATTAGCTTAACAAGTCTACGTTAATTGTTAAATTATTCAGTTGAATAATTTCATTAAAGTCTATAGGTACATCTTGGTCTAGATTATCTATAGTTGAGAATCTAACCTCATCTATTTCAAATATCTTTCTGTTTAGTTCTGCTATAGATAAGGATTCTCCAAAGTTTCTATTATCTACGCTCATGTAATCTAGTACTACATCTCTAACTTTAGCAGTTATAGAAGTTTCTTTATCCTTTAAATCTTTATCAATCTTTATTGTTACTACGAGATCTAATGTTCTAATTAATCCATCTGCTATAACTACATCGTCAGTAGCCATTTTCTTTTTGTTTATAGCATCCAATAATTGTGTTTTAAAATTAGTAGTTGCTTTTTGTAGTTGAATGTCTGAGGCTTTTTCTAATACATAAATATCTATTATGTTAGCCGAGGAGTAAGCTTTTCTTACAGCAGCCGAAGCTTTTCCGACAGTTCCATAATTACTTATAAATGTATTTGCAAAAACGGAATAGTCTTCAAGAGTTACAACTCTATCTTGTCTTCTAAACGTTAGTGGCGCATACTTTTTAGCGTGCTCTACAGTTTCAGCATTAGCTCCACCTGTAGCTTTTGATATATTAGTTAATGTACCTGTTAAATTAGTTAGACCTGTTGCTTGAACACTAACTGATATCACGTTCTTTTCTAGATTTCCTCTAGTGCCTCCCCCGACTCTATACTGAATAATAAAAGAAGCTCCGTTACTTGGACTAACCCCTACAGAGTTATCACCAAAAACTACAGTTGCATTATAATTATCATCGTATAGAACTTGGAATATCCTATCTCCACCACCAGACGCAAAATAAATATTTTGAACCTCAGTATACGCACCCGTAGCTATTGTCTTATCTGGATCGGTTACATATATTTGAACACTACCATCTATGACAGGTCCTTGCGAGAGCTTTATAGTCTTTACTGATTCTGTAGCAGTAAAATCTCCAGTCTCTGAAACTAAGGAACCTTCCTGAAGGACTAGATTTTGGAATATTCTTTTTTGAGAACCTAGTCCTTCTGAGTATGGATATAGTAGAATGTTTCCTGTAGAGTTAATAGTATCAACAAGACCGTTTTCAATTTTATATAAAGTATAGGATACGATAACTCCATCTTCTGGAGAAGCTATTGTTACTACTCTTTGTGATGGGTTTATAGTCACAACATCTGTGGAAGTATAAGCTGCTAAGTTTTGAGTTATAGATAACTGAGCCTGTGCCGCTGCCGATAGAGGACCGCGCATCTTAACTCCAATTAATTCTAACAACTTCTTTACACTTGCTCTTTGTCTAGCTGTAGCTAAGAAATTTTCATTAGCTAACATATCAGCCTTCATGGACATTACAGAACCCATGTAAGCCACAAGCTCAATCAACATCATTCCAAAATCTGATTCAGTAAAGTATTGATAATCGTTTGGATAGACTGTCCTAGCATATTGTATGAGTGAGCTTCTCAAAGCTAAGAAATCGTTATTAGCAAAATTAACTAAAGTAGGTCTTTTATTAATTGGCACAGTAGCCAATTTCATAAAATCAGATGATATGCCTCCAGAAAAATTCATTGTATATTAACCTCTACGTCAAATATTTTTAAAGCTTCAGAATCTATCTTTAAAGTTAAAATTACGTTTAACGAGTTCCCTCCTAGTGGACCAAACTCTCCAGTTGGTAAAACAGCTATCTTAGCAATCTTAGCCCCAACTATATATTTATTAAAAGATAATATTATATCATTTTTAATTGACTCAAAAGTCTGCTCATCTAAAGGTTGGAATAAGTATTTTCTTAAATTGCAACCATAGTTTGGAAGCATTAGTCTTTCTCCTTTTTCAGTCAAAAGAAGTTGTTTTACTGCTCCCTTAATTAAATCAACCCCAGTCTTCCTACAAAAATAGGAATTAGGGTTTGATCCTGCTGGAAATTCAAACCCTTGAATGTCTTTTTTATGTTTCTTTGGAGACTCTAAAATAAAGTCTGTTTGAACAGAACCATAAATATTGGTCGTTAGATTAGCAGCCATTAAGTCTTAATGTTCTTGAAGAACCCTTTCTGGGCATCAAAGTTCTGAGAAACTTCAAGGTTATCTAGAGGTCTTGAGTAGAATTTTAAGCTTCCTATGTGTCCACGAAGCCCGCTAACTACTCCCCCTCTAGCTCCTCCTCCCATGAAGTTTCCATATTGATACATACCATCAGTATACCCGCCACCGACTATCCAAGGAGTATAGAAGGTGTTTAGAGAGGGACCTTGTTTTACAGTGCTTGGACCATCAACTGTAGTACTAGTATACTCAAAGCTGTTGCTCTTTTTAAATGTAGGAAGATTTGGAGAAGACTTATAGGGCACTCCGAAAACTTGAGAAATTGAAGAAGTAGCTAACAGAACTCCATCAGCGTACATTTTAATGGAATCAGTATCAGGCTCACAAGTTATATCTAACAGAACAAACTGAGACGATACATTACCAATTAATGATGACGATAGATCTACCTTCATCTTGTAGTAGGTTGCAGTGTTCTGGCAATCATCCTTGTTTATAAATGACAATGATGATAAGTCTCTAGACTGTGTTGGTGCTATGAAGAAGCTAAGAGATGACGTAGGACTGTTTAAACTATTAACATCACTAAATCCTACGTTCTCTTGGGTTATTCTTCTGTCTCTGGTAAACCCACAGAGAAGACCTCTAACGACTTGATCTCCCCTATCATTTGGCAAATAATCTAGGTCTGCTGTCTGACCAGTATAGTTTAGATTTATGTAACCAGAAGCAGCACCAACATTCTCACATCCTAATAGAACTTTAGTTAACGAAGAGGTTGTAGAACTTAACCAACCTACTTCTCCATTAGTTATGCTTGGAACATACACCCAGCACTCCATGGTAAATCCGCTTCTAGAATATGTTAGATCACGGAACTCGTTTGTATCGGGTAGTCTTACGAAGCTACCAAGACCAGATGCTCCCGCTGGATCGGTGCTCTTATTCTTTACTATCCCTTCTAGATAAGGCACCCCTAACCCTGAGAAGAATACAGATCTCTTCGAAGGAGCTACTATCTGACAGTTATTAATCGGTCCTTCAGTAGCATCATTTAGTATATTAAAATCTATGGAGGAAGGGAGAACTACATCTGCTTGCAAGAAGTTATAACTAGCAAATAATCCGTTTGTAACTATTTGATCGGTTAAAGATAACAATGTTCCAGCGTTAGCCGATGAGGGGGTATAAAGAATAGACCCCTTTCCTACAGTTGGAATCTTTAGGTGATCAAATCTTAAAGAAGGAGCTTTAACAGATGAATCAACAAACATAGGAATTATGGGAAGCACTACACCATTTACATCTCCTTGTTTAAATATTAAAGCTTTTTGTTTCTCTAAATCTACGGACAAGTTACTGTTTGCTAAATATGAGAAATCATTTATTGGAACATTTCCTGGACTGAATATGGGATTGGTTTCTCCTCCATAAATTTGAGGTGCCTTAACTGCGACTTCTATTTGCTTTTTCCTTCTATTTATTTTACTATTGTGATTAGCGATTTGAGATATTATTAATTGTCTCTGATTAGTGATTACTGATAATCCTGCTCCAGTATCTATGAAATTTTGAAGGTCCGCTGAAAGATCGTAAATGTGCTTATCTCTTTGTTGTCTTAGAGTTATTAAGAAATCATCAGAATCGTAGTAGAGTTGTAGTCCAGCACTATCGTCAATTATATCAGGATCAAATAAGTTATCCTTGTACTTATTTAAGGAATCTAATGATACCATCTGACCTTTACCACCGAGGTTAGGATCGTAGTTGTATTTCCATTGATCCCCTAAGGGTATTATGCCAGAAATTGCCGCTACAGCTATATCTATTCCACCGTTTCTAGAGTCATAATAAAGACCATCGTTGGTTAAGACATACTGTCCATCTATTGATATAGGAGGTCCGTAAGTTAATCTAAAAACACCATCATCCATTCCTAATTCAGGATCTTCCATGCTTACTCTACAGAAAGTAGTTCCTGATAAGAATTGATCAAACTCTCTGCAATCATTTATACTTGGTTCTAGCTCTGGTCTAGCTTCTCTTTCTAGCAAGATATTACTAATATCATTTATAACTCTATCACATTGAGCTACGAAGTCTGTGGCGTATTTTAGTTCAGCTTTTGTAGCAGCAAATGTTGAATCATCTAAAGGAGTTTTTCTAGTAGAGGCTGAGTTTCCTCTCTCGTACTGCTTCATAGTTTTAAACTTGTTTAAGCAGTCTGCTATGGCATTAAACTCATTCACAACATTTTGGTAGTTTTGATATAACTGTGCTCCAAAGGATGCAGCATATTGCATAGCTCCAACAATACCACCTAAGTCCGCTAGAGCTTGTAATCCGTCAGCATCTAAGTTCATCCACGAAGTTATTGATTTGAATTTAAATGTTCCTGTTTCAGTATCGAATTCTACGATACCTGTATTCAACATTAATTTTCTAAATATCTCAGCAATAACCTCATTAGCCTTAGCCTTACCTTGTTGAGCAGCTATGTTTATTTGAGCTAGTACTGGTGTGGGCAGTAAAGATAATGCTGCTGCTCCTAGACTGAGCATACAGCTAGGAACTCCGAAAGCCATTCCAGCAGCGTTTATAAAATTAGTGCCAGTTTGTCCTTGAGCTTTTGCAAAAGTTTCAAAATCGAATGATGCCATAATACCCTCTATGTCAGATCAAAAGTGTTTATACCAAAATTACCATAATCACTATCGTGTTTTAATGAAGGATTAGTACTTGGAACTTGTGGAATTACTACAGGTAGCGGAGGTTCTGGAGCTAGGTTAACCACTCCACCATCAAGATTCATAACCCCTGCTTTAGCGTTCATGGTAGCGCAATTAAGATTGAAACTTGCACACTGCATATTTATATTTCCAGCGGTATTTATATCAACTCCAGTTAAAGCATCTACCATGACAGTTCCATTAGTTTTTATTGTTATACCACCTCCAACACCATTTGTTTCTATTACTATTTGTTGATTAGCTCCAGCAGCATTAAGACACTCAATAAAAATTCTTCCGTTAGGTGCTTTTGTAAATAAGTTTACGTCTCTCCAAGTGCTTTGTAAGTTTACATTTCCACTAGGTTTTAATGGTGGTGGAATACCTAGTTGTGGTTTAAAAGTAGGAGGAGTTCCATTTAAAACTCCATTAGCTGCATTTAGTAATTGCAGTTCTTTGCCACCTCCACCAACATATATATCTGTTTGAGAATCGTAGTTTATATACCTTTGAGGTCCATTGGTTTGCACCTGAACCGATTGTGCAGCTAATCCATTTATGGGATTATCAGGAGCATTTGTAAGCATTATCTTTGCTCCGTTACCTGAGTCTATTATTATTGAGTCTAAATTAGGCGTATCGTCTAGTCTTATCTTCTTGTTATTCGTTGATTTAACTTCTGTATATTTTTTTATGTATTCCGAGTTTTCATCTTCCACCATGCTTAAACCTGCTCCAGTAGGAGATTTAAAAACATAGTGAGTTGGAACTCCATTAGATTTATACATTGTAGGATCGCATCTATCAACAGGGGATACCACAGCATCTCTAACAACTTGTCCTGTATCATACAAAGGCTCGAAGGTAAAGGCTGTCCCAAGATAAAACCACTGAGAAGTATTATAAGGTCTTACTACTAGAATCTGAGTTCCAACTTCAGGAACAGCAATGAAAGCTCCTCCTGCGTTAGATCCATAAGGACTTACATAATTAATTCTCATTAATTCATTACCAAAGCCGTAGATGCAAGCCAAGAAAGATCCTGTCCTCACAGCATCTGCTCTGTCTCTAACTTCAGCTAAACATACTAGCTGATCTTGTTTAGGTCCTATGTTCGACATGATTTATTTTTTTAGCGGCAGTGTAGGTTTAGGTATATAATACACATGGAAAGCTGTTTCTTGTGCTCTCAAAGAAGCTCGTCTTCTTTCTTCTTTATTTCCTCTAAATCTAGTATTAATTGTTAAGGGAGTAAGTTCTGAAGGTTTAACTATTAGGGGAGTAAATGGAGTTGGAGTTCCAGATGTAGTTGTAGGAAGATCAACTTCTTTATTTTGCTCACTAGTTTTAGTATCTTTAACAACTATTAGTTTTTGTAAGAAAAATTCAGAGTGACATCCATTAAAATCTATAGTGTGTCTAAATCCCATAATGCTGTACATTCCAGAGTATACGATACTTAATATCGAAGGGTCTGGTTGTCTTATCATAGGCATATTCACGTTCTGCATTAATAAAACACAAGGTCTAGTAAGATTAATAATATTAGATATATTAAATATTGGAAGTGTTGTTATATTAACTTGATAAGCTTTATTGTATACTTGATTTATAAAATTATGTAAAATTAAACTTGGATCGGTAGCATACTGCTGTTTAAATAATCTTCTTAGTCCTATGTTAGATTCCTTACTTAGATATTTAAGCATTAAAGTTACGGCAAACATAGTAGAGTACTTTTTATTTTCTGAAAAACTATCAGAATCATAGACTATCTTTCTAATCTCAGACATTATCTCACTTTTTCTTGTTGTACTTATGCCTTCATTAAATACTCCAGCTTCTGTAGCGTACAACAATAACTCAGTTATAGTTTTTGGTTTTAAAGTGGTATACTCACTTGGAATTATTCCTCCAAGTATTCCAGCAGCTTTTCTATGAACCACAGTTTCAAAATGAGATAACAAAGCGGACCAATACTGATTCGATTCTTTTATAGTAAGTTCAGTTACGTTAGGATTGTTTGTATTATATCTAAATACAGGTGCTTTTAATTTTTTTATAAGATCAATATTGTCCTTACCCAACAAGGATCCGAATGATTCAGTTCCTGAGGTACTTGTATCATCTTGTATAAAAGCAAACTCGTCTGGTATAAATGAGATGTCTCCGAACGGGAATCTAGTTTCAGAAGTATTAAATAATGTTAAAGATCTTATTTTTTCAATATATTTAGGATTACGAAGTATTTGTGCGTCTATGGGATGTAACCAAGTGCTTAGGTTATTTGTAGGATCTCCTGAATATAAATAATCTCTAATTAAAGAAACATCTCCTACAATTATGAATTCCTCAGAAGGCTCTATGTCTACTTCAGCAAATAAAGGATAGTTTTCGCAATTAAGTTCTGTATCAGATTTCCATAAATCTAAAATTAAAATATTATTTTCCGATACGATTTCATAGTTTATGCTGTACTCTCCACCAGAGATCTCATTTAGTTTTCCAATTAATTTATTTAATAATTCTATATGTTTTGGAACACTCTGAGTTGAGGTGCTATTAAATAATCGTGCATATAGGGAGACATTATCGTAATAATCTTTAAGGTAGCTGGCTGCATTAACTCTAGTTTTTGGATCTTTTAACCCATCAGATCTATGGTCGAAAGAGTTCCAGATATAATAGGTTGCTGTTGGAATAGGTGTTGAATATTTATTAATATCAGGTTTATTTTCGTAAACTAAATCTAGGGTTAATTCTGAGCAAAGATCATTTAAAAATTTTTCAATTCTACCTTTAGCATAATATGAAGGGGTTATGGTTGCGGCTACAGCAGCATTATTTCCTCCTAATAGTGATCCTAGTCCACCAGTGTTTTTATCTATTCTAGAATTTATCTTAGTAAAAGCAGTAGCTTTTCTACACACTTTATTTAAATTAGGCAATAAGATCATTACATTTTTATGACCAGTAGCGTTTCTTATATAATCTCTTAAAGTATCAACCACTAAAGTGTGGACATCTACAGAAGGATTTAAAGGTAAATTATAAGGATTATATATATTAATAATATCATCTAGGAATATAGTCTTTGATCTTCCTTCACAGGTAGTGTTTATACCCTTAGTATCAATATACGCAGGTCTACCGAAAGCATTATAATTTTCTTTTGGATCTAAATGATTTTCAGTTGCAACAAATCTTATAGTAAGAATTCTAGGACCTTCAATCTTAACATCTATAGATTGAATATAAACTTTAAAGGGTCCTGCCCACTGGGATAATTGATCACCGATCCCGTATGCCAAATAAATATTTCTTCTTTTAGTATTTTTAAGATATTCTATGTCTATATTTAAGCTTGCTTCAAAGTTTTGTGATGGTGGCCGTAGTTTTTTTTGCGCCTCATTGCCCTTCCAACTACCAGCAAAAAATCTTGATCCGTCATCTGGATAAGAGTTAGCCATAACTTCTAACACATTAGTAGTTAAAAATCGTTTTTCAAATTCACCTGTCGGATCTATTAGTGATAAAGTTAATTCAAAGGATTTTCCAATATTTACTGTATGTTCTAATGATAAAAAGTTTGGATTTCCTTGAGTAGTAAATACGAAGCCTTGACCTCCATCTTTTAATTCTTCAATTAGATTAGAAAACGTAGAACCTTTTATAAAAAGTTTTGTAGCTGCTTCCCTGCCAAACATGAAAGCAACATTAGCTGTAGGTATAGATGTTGTCATAGTTTAGGAATGAGGATTCTTTGATTTATATAAAATCCTTCAAATGGATCTTCTATATTGTTAACAATCATAAGTAACCACCAGTTTCCCGGAGTTCCATAAAATAAATTAGATATTAGGTCTGGTCTATGCTCATATCCTTCTGGGATGTATCCAATTTCATAATCATAAGCTTCACTTATATTTTTTACTAAATTATCGAATGGCTCTGAATTTAGAATAGTCGTTATAGCTGCGTCTCTATGTGACACAACCATCGAATCAATACTATATGGCCCTCTATTAGTTCCTAAACTAGTCATGGATTTCCTCCCAGATCAATACCACCGTATCCGGGATCCATTGAGGTTGTTGGTCCTAAAATAACAGATTCCCAACCAGTAAGATTATCTCTTTCAATTATATTGTTTGATGTTGGATCAAATTTTCCAAATGTTCCAGTTCTAAGCTCCTCAAGTTTTAAAGTAACTTTTAACTGTCTTGGTAGTAATGTATCAACATCGTATCCAGCAGCCTCATTAGCGTCTATCGAATAATCCATACAAATACATGGAATATCTTGATACATAATTCCATGTCTTAATCTAATTAAGGGTGGACCATACATTGGGTTTTCTGCATTATTGACAACACTAGATCTAATAACATTAATCCAATAGATAATAAGATCTATCATTTTATATCTTAGTAAAGTAGCATCATCAATCTCTCTATCAGCCTTAAATAATTCTGTTCTAAAGACTAGGGTATTTATATCTCCTGAGGATGAATTAACTCTAAGATCCCTTATAGAATTACCTCCTAAAAGAGTAATACCTCTCTGTTTGGCAATATCCGCACCTTCTGGAGAAGCAAATCTAGATAGGATGTACTGCTTATCTACAAGATTTGAATTTAACCACCAATTACTTTTAAATAATTCATAAACCGAATTTTGGGATTGATTCTTAGTATAGTTATTACCTAATTTAAAAGATATAGAAGTACTACCTATTCCAGTGGAGGCTTTTGTTGGATCTTTGAATCTTTGCTTATCGATGCTTGCGTTCTCTACACTTTCAGCGACAAACTGTTTATCAGTTAATTGTTTTGCTTCTGGATGCAAGTCGAGTAAGTGTGGTAAAGTTATATTAAAATCAACAGTAAAAGTTCTCGAATCTGCTCCCATGTAAGTATACAGATTGCTTGATCTAGAGATAAGAGAATACTTTTGATACCTAGCTCGTTTGTTTTCTTTTACTGATACATTTTCATAAAAAGGTAAATTTACAACATAGTACCTTCCATTAGCACCTTTTTCAGGGAATGGGAAATAAAACTTTAATAAACTTCGTTGTGGAAGTTTTCTATCTACTATTGGCTGTGTGCTATTATTTGAGTATACCATTTAGAATCCATCCTCTATTGATCTAAATTTAGCTGGGTTTATTTTACCCATAGTTTGTCGTAGCTGAACAGTGCCATTCAAATTATTAATGGCATTTATTATTCCTTCTGAAGAATCCATAGTCCCTATTCCAAAAACTTTTTCTAGCGCAATAGCAAGATTTTCTGCACTTTCGCGCATGAAATCCGTTTTAGATAGCTCTGGATCTTTCTTTGTATTTTTAGCGATCTCTCCTAATAGATCTGCCATTTTCTCATCTAAGGGCAATCCGGCATCTAATCTCTGAACAGCTTTTTCTAAAGCAATAACCATCTGAGGCTTATCGCCTTCACCTGCTAACGCTTTACTAAGATTTGTTAGTGCTTTATTCTTATCAGATTCTAAACTGTAAGTTCTAAAAGCCTCTGCTACTACGCCCCCTAACTTAAAATCTTCAATAGCTTCTTGCTGGGTTTTAGTCAAATCAGCTATACTCTTTGCTCCTTCAGCTATTGAAACCTCTATCTCTTTTAGAATTCCTTTTTTTCTTATAGCGTCTATATCATCGTCATATATATCAGCACCAAAGAAATCAGCTACATCCAGTATTGTTGCATATAAAGAATAAAAAGCTGCTTCTAGTTGTGTTAGAATTCCTCCGGGTTTAGTGAAGTTTATAAACCCATCAACTATTCCCGAAATGATTGATCTAAATAATCCACTAGCATTAGTTCCTATATAACTTACTATTGGATAAAACATTTCTACTACTGCTTTAGAAAATTGTAATAATCCTATCTTAATTTGCTTTAGGGTGTCGGATCCTATAGATAGTGTATCTTCTAACCATTTGCCAACACCTACTCCGATAGTTTGTGAAACAAAAACTAAAACTTCATACAGAGCCATTAGTGGTTCATGTAATGTTGTTAAAGCATTTTCTATAGGAACAAATATTTCTTTCTTAAGACTTTGAATAGTTAAATAATATTGAGCAATTACTTCGCCAATTTCTTTGGTTGTTCTTCCAAGTCCGTCCGCTAGAGACAAAGCTTCCATCATTTTCTCACCGAACAACATCGCTGGGATAGCTGCTAGAGAAAATTCTGACCCTGCACCTTGTCCAAACATTCTTAGTCTATCTGCTGAAGTTTTAATCATCTCTTGTAGAAGATCGAGTAACACTTCAGTATTGTTTCTATTAGCTAGTAATTGCTCTCTTTGCTCAAGGATTCCTAATCCTGCTAATCTAGACAGATTCTCAAACGAAGGATCTAGAACTGTTTTAACAAATCCAGTAAGCTCTTGAGCTAGTTGAGGTCCTACCATTCCTTGTAACTGAACTATGGCTTCTTGGAAATTCTGTCCTAGTCCTACTAACTTCTGAACTGGCATAGTGTCTCTTAAAGCGTTTAGAGATTGGACTAGCTTATCAGTAGCTACACCATATTCACGATTATACTTCAGTATTGATATTGCTAAACTATTGGTTTCTTCTCTAGTTAAACCTAGAGCAACCTCAAGTTTAGCAAAAGTATCAGCCGTAGCCCTAAATGCAGTTCCAGTTAACATCTGCTGATTGATTAATCTAGAAACACCCATAGTGTTTCCAGTTAAGCCAGCATTCAAAGTCTCCATACCCGCTCTAAATCTATCAGATAGAGAACCCCTTAATCCCTCTATCTGATCTCCTAGAGTCTTTCTAGTTTCATCGTAGGTCTTACCTAACTGTAACGAAGCCATTTGAGCTTTATCTGCAAAGTCTATGGCAGCGTCAATTTTATCTTTTAAAGCATTAGTTGCCCCAATTAAGCTAGGAAACTTGGCTACAGCTTCTACTAGAACCATTAATAATTGTGGAGGCACTGCCATATTAACCTACTTTAAGTCTTTTTCTTATCCGTCTTAACGGACCATAAACCCTACCCATGATATAAGTTCTATAGTTCTCTCTAGGTAGTGTTCCTTTTTTATATAGAGATTCTAAAGAATCTGGGGTGTATTGACCATTATCAGGAAGTTTAAACCCAGTCATTAATAAGTTTCCAGTTCCAGCCTCCCTAGTTATAGGCTCTACTATCAGAAAAATTCTGGATGCTCTACTTCCTTTGCCTCTACCTAGCTGATACCTAAAAAATAGAACGTCTCCCGGAACAGCACAGGAGTCTGATTTTGGGACAATACTTACCTCAAGAAAAGGATCAACTCCAACTTGTTCCAAGAAAAAATCAACTTGTTTAGAAAATCTAGCCATACCTTATATATTATATACTAATTATATAAATAGTAATTTATGACCAACCTAGATGTAGATATTATAGATTTTATAGATTTAATTAATGAAACACTTAGCTATTCTTTTATAGAGAAGTGGAGACATAAGTATTCTGAGAGATTCATAAAACACTTTCAATTAAAGCTTCTAGATGCTATGAATAGACAGAAGCCATTAAAAGTAGAAATGTTATATAATTATCTTACTAAGAAGTGTAAGTACTCTCAAGAACAAGTAGATAACTTTTTTGAGTCTATAGATATAGAAATCTATAGACCTTTTATTTATGGTAAGTATATTAAGAAGACTTCTTAGCTTTTAGTTCTTCTACCTTCTTAGTTACTTCGTTCAAGGTATTGAACTCTGGACAAGCCGACTTGTAAGCGCACCAGTTACAGAAATCATTACGGTTAGGCTTCATATCTTCCATCTTGCACTTACGGATCTTCCACACCTCATCTACAATACTCTTAAGGTGTGACCCAATCTGAGGCTGTGAATACTGGACATGAACAAAGGTTCCAGTAAGTGGATAGTAATGTGCGGCAAGAATCTTACTAATAGGTACGTTGTATAGCTTGCTAATAGCATACACATAACCCTTAAGCTGTGAGTCTTGATAAAGGTCTACCTTGGACTTCTCCTTCTTGGAAGTCTTATAGTCAATAACAAGATAGCCACCATCCTTACCCTTTACTACCCTGTCGATAACACCATTAAGTGAGATATCATCTTTGACAGGAACTTCGAAGGTAAGTTCAGTAGCAACCGTCTCCTCTAGCTGGCTATTGAACTTAACAAAATTATTGATACACGTTAAATCCTTGCCATCGTACTTCTCTGATACACCGTATGAACCCTTCACTTCTTCGGCTATACGGACAAGCTCATCAGATGATTTTGCGTTCACACCGTTCTCAAACACTTTGTGGATATAAGATCCAAAGTGAAGAGCATCGGTGTTTGCCTCTTCAGGCTCAGGTAGCCTTTCAACGTAACGGTAACGATACTTCAACTTGCACTGCTTAAAGGTTTGAAACTTAGATTCGGAGATAGTTTGTATGTACAATATAGCACCTCACTTTATTAGAGATTACATTACCAAAAAGTTCTCGTCTATTGGTAAACTATCTGCTAATGGCCGAGAGTTTATAATGGAGTCGCTATTCGCAGATAATGACTGGAAGCGACACATGAGCGTCAATATAGATAGTGGTCTGTGGCAATGCTTCAAGTCTGGAAGATCAGGAAACTTTATCAGACTATATGCAGAAGCAGAAAACATTCCCTACTTCAAGGCATACAAGGATATACTAATCAAGAACTTTTGCTTCTTGGGAGATGATATTCCAGAACCTATCAAGGAAGAACGTCAGCTAGAGCTAGACACAGAAAAGCTTATCCCTCTTAATATTGCATCAGGATTCTCTGAAGATCCTGCCGTTTTGACAGCGTGGAACATACTATTCAGCAGAAAGCTATTTAATGAATCAAATGAAACAAAACCAGAGTATTACCTCTGCCTTGAGGGAAAATTCCGAGATAGAATTATTATCCCATTCAGTCAGAATGGAGTTGTATTCTACTTCCAAGCCCGAAGTATTGGTGATCAGCGACCAAAGTACCTCAACCCTTCAATCGATATCGCTCCAAATCCTTCCGAAATATTGTACCCTTATGACGAGGAATCCGAGTACGTTGTAGTTTGTGAAGGACCCTTGGATGCCATCTCACTTCAATTGCAAGGAGTTAACGCTACCGCCACAATGAAGAACACCGTCAGCCCTCGTCAAGCTGAGATCCTCTCTACATTCAAGGGTAGAATCATTCTAGGCTTTGATAACGACGAGGCTGGCAGTAGAGGGGTTGTTGCATTCAATAGGCTGCGTAGAGAGCGTCGTATGAATGAATTCTATGTCTGTCCTCTACCAGACAAGTGCAAGGATTGGAATGATGCCCATGTAAAAGGTGTGAGCCTTTCCCAGTGGGTTACTGAGAAAAGCTCACTATACAATTTCGAGTATAAGATTATGAGTGAAGTTAATCTAATTTAGACATTAACTATTCCGGGTATAAATTTAGTAGATTCCGCAGCAGCACCAGCTAAGATAACATCACTAAAGAATTGCGCTGAGAAAGCTCCACTAGTGTCTACAGAAGCATTATATGGTCCGGGTTGTTTTGCTGCAATAACATTGAAACTTAAATTCTCTGTAGATTCCTCATCCCCCGCTTGAGCACCTCGTCTTAAAGTTCCAACTTTTGAGGTCCAGAATGCTCCAGAAGTGCCCCATCCTCCACTGGCAGAATCCGACCAGTAAGTAATATTATGAGATTGTTGGAACGTACCTCCAGAGAAAGATGCCGATTCAAACTTTTGAGTTACATTCTCAGTTACATTCACATCACAATATGTGAAAAGAACTTGAGGACATCCTGATAGTTGACTATTAGATACGGATGGTTGAGTATCGTATACCCATTTTCTTTTCCATATCCCTTGTAAAGTTTGGCTATGATTAAAGAATTTACCAAATTCAGTTGCCTGACTATTGGCAGAAGCTGTCAAAAATGCTGCCGCTGGGTTAACAGAGGCAGATCCTGAAGGTACTAGGCTAGGTTCGTATGGGGCTGCTGGCATATATTATATCTCCTAGATATTTAGTATAATCACCTGTGATTTAGTAAAAAAATTAAATATAATTATAATGAGCAGAGATCTTCTAAGCTTATGGAGGACCACAAGGATCTTCTAAATCTTTTATTCCCTGTACCCAATCTTCGAGAAGCTCACCTATTTCTCTCATTGTAAAGTATCGATGCCAATCCACTCCAGTTATCTTATCGACGTCATAATCTTGTAAGAATGTAGTTTTAAACTCAATCGTTGCATTTTTGTGATCTAGAACTATTTGCTTAGCGCAATTACAACAACCCAAAGGAGTGTAGAATTTAAAAAGTAAACCATTCTGTTGGCCTGCTTCTGTAACAAATCTCTCTCCAGACTTAGGATTTACAAGTTCCGTAGTAACATATTTTTTGCATCCGGCACAATCGGCGGACAAGGAGCATCTAACCTCTATGGATGCTTTAACTACTAATGTGGCAATGTAGGTTTTACCGGGAATGACCTTTTTTCCGGCAACAGTTCCTAAGTTTGAAACAGTACATTCAGCTTTTACATAAGCATATTTACAATTGTTATTTGGTGTAGCAGAAACATCTCCAAAAGGAGTTCCTCCTCCTCCTCCGGGAAATGGATCTCCAAACATTCTAGTATTACTTGGTAAGTTTCCTATTAATGTCATATATTTTTCCTATTAGTTAACTAAGGGTAAAGTACATAGGTGAGCTAACGAATAGCTGATCTAAGTATGCATACTTTACTGTAATTATATATGTTCCGGGTTTACCCGTGGTAGGTGTCGTAAAATCGGCTGTGTCGAATAAATAAAGAATTGTATTATCGGAAGTAGTCTGAACACCTACAGAGGTATATAAATTGGTTATGTCTTCTCTGGCTGGTTGATTTGTTGAGTCCTCATTAACTTTTTGGATATAAACTAAAGGTCTTACTAGAGAAAAATCTTTTAATAAATTTTTAGTTTCCTCTGGAAGTTCTCTATTTTGAACTGTAATCTCTGTTGTTACAGTTAAATTTACTTTCTCACCTATTTTTATATTTTTATTTATCAATCTGTTTTTAGTAGTTATAATTAGAGGTTCTGTAAAAGTTACAAATACGTTATTATCTAAGCTAAAGCTATTTATAAATAATTGATATTCTGAAGCTTGAGAAAGTTTTACTGTCCAAACATCAATATAATCTAAAACTGCTGAAGCTGCATTAGCTACTACTGATCTTCCCCCTCTATTTACAAATGCTCCTGATAGGTCAATAGAACCATCTAGAACCGCTACATAATCTCCTATTCCAACTCTATAAATACCGCTGGCGTTATTATGTGGAAAATACCCGTTTGTTGCGAAGCCAGTTGAGGTTCCTCCACCCTGATTTGTAGTTGCACTAGGACTTACCCAACCTAGTTTTTTGCTTGTTACTCTTGTATCTATTCCATCATGAGGTTGACTACCATATGGGTTCCCCGATATTCCAAAGCTCATTAATACTACAGAAGATGAGTCACTGGAAAGTAACCCATCTGTAGAATTAATTATTGAAGATGGAGAAGCATTAGATAGTTTTGCAAATACCGTGCAAGAGCTTACATCGTAAGGATCAACTAAGATACCGTTATTTATAAAAAGTGCTCTTAGAGCAACTGCTCCACCAACACTTGGTCTACTATGTCTATCTACTAGATCGTATCCGTTTAATAGCATCTTGTTGTCTTTCCAGATCTTCCTTTAATATTTTGGTAAATATTGTTCTTTCCATACGGGTCATATTCCTTACATCAGTATAAGTAAAATGTCCCTTATTTACCAATATATAGGCTTCTAGAAGAAGATTATCTAAATTAGTAATCTCTTCTAGTTCACGTTGAAAAAATTTGCATCGATTGGCAGGTCTAGAACCGATACCCCTCCACAGTCTTTACATTTTAATTTAATCTTTGTATCGATTCCGTAATCTAGTTTCAGACACTTTAAAATGGTTTTAATGTCCCTTATTGGCAACTTAGATATTACCGCTGCGATAATAGACTTGTCTGCGTGACCATCTACCTCTAGAATAAATCTCCATAGATGTTCCATGGGATTTTCAATTTCTGACATTAGTTTCTCGTCTCTTACTCTAGGAAGTCTAATTTTTATCTTCTTGTTAAGCTGGGGAAGTAAAACTTCTATAGGATCACAAAAATCATCAGGTACTGGGTTTACATTAAGTTGAGATAGCTTTACCGTAGTTGGATTCTCTGATTTACAGTGCCCACAAATTAAAAGAGTTTTATAATCATCACCATACGAAATTTCTCTAAGTTTCATTAATAGATATAGTTTATCTATAGAAAGAAGGTCTGGAATCTTTACATTAGTAACACATCTCTGTAATAGCAAATTTATAGGATCCTGCTCTTTCTTAGCACTCACTAACATCTTCTCATCTTCGAATGTCATAGGTCTTATTGTAATTGGCATAGCAGGGTCATCCAATTCATATACCTTACATTCAGAAGGAAGCGTAACCTCTATATCTGTGCTTACAGGAAGGTCCTTTAGTATCTCTTCTATAACCCGCTGTTTTGCTGGGTCATTCATACCAGATTGCATCATATTTTATCTCCTATAGATACACTATAATAGTGTAATGAAAATTTATGTCGATAACTTAAATTCAAGAATACAGACGGACAATCCTGATCTTCTAAAGGCTTTGTGTGAAAGATATGCCTTTAAAAACCCCGGATCAGAATACTCGTCAGCATACAAACGCAGACATTGGGACGGCAAGACTAGATTCATATCTAACACGGGAGTGTTTAAGACAGGCTTATTATCTAGGATCCAAGAGGATCTTAAGAAGATTAACTGTCACCCAGAGGTAGAGTATAAATACCTCGTATCAGATGACAAAGTAAATGATTACGAAATAAGTAACTTTACTTTATACGACTATCAGAAAAAACTTATAGAAGCAGGATTATATCTTAAGAGGGGAGTAATCAAGTCCCCTACGGGATCAGGTAAAACGCTAATTATGGCAGGACTAATAAAAGCTCTGCATGGACGTAAGATGATAATCCTGTTTAATGCCAAGCAACTATTAACTCAAACTTATGATTTCCTAACCAAAAGTTGTAAAATACCTAACGTAGGAGTTTGTTTCGGAGAGGGATTTATTCAGGAAGACATTATGCTTTGTACTATTCAGAGCATAGATAGAGTTCTTGATACGCATCTGGAACAGGCTGAAGTTCT